TATCATTTGGATGAACTAGAACTATTCGATGTATTTAAGGTGGGTAAACAAACATTTCCCAATCAACTTAAAGAACATCTTCATGTAAATCAAACCAATTTGAATGAGGAATTCTCTCGACACTCTAGACTATTTTCCGTTTATGCGACTGCACATGAGTTGGCCTTAGATGTAGAAGCTAGGCTAAAAGAAGAGTTGTCTAGAGCGTATGCGGTTATTGATAGAGCAGTTAGAGAAGACGGTAAAATGTCTGCTATAAAATTGAGTGAAAAGATGGTGGAGAATACAGTTATCACCCATCCTAAGTACAAGGAAGTATTAGACAATTACTTAGATGCAAAACGAAGTGCTAGCTTGCTTAGAGCGGCTAGAGATGCTATGATTCATCGTAGAGATATGCTAATTCAGCTTGGTGCAAATTACAGAGCTGAAGGCATGTCTGAAATTAGTATTAAACAAGATACATATAAAGATGTTTTTAAACAAAGTAGAAAGTAGAGGATAACATGGGACTATTAGATAAAGTAACTGAACAAAAACAACGAACAGAAAACAGTTTGGCAAGGGGTAAGGGTGGAGGAACTTCTCTTAGCGCCAAGTGGTGGAGACCTGGTGCCGGTGACAACAAGATCCGGTTGATGCCCCCTTGGACTAACGAGAAGGCTTATGCAGACCAATTTTGGAGGGAAGCAGCCCAGCACTGGAATGTTAGCCCAGACCAGAAAGGTCCTGTGATGTGTCCTAAGCAAACTCCCGGAATGGGAGGAGATTGTCCTATTTGCGAGTTCATCACAGAACTTAAGCAGGATAAGACCAATTTGGATGCTCAAAAGCTAGCTAAGCAAATTAAGGCGAAGGTTGCTTACTTCATAAATGTGGTTGATTTTAAAGACTCCGTGTACACGGCACAGGACGTAGCGGAATTCACTAAGAACCAACCGGACAAAGACTGCCCATTTTCTCCTGGTGAGACCAAGGTGCAAGTGTATGCTTGTCCCATTACAGTGTTCGACCAGATTTTGGGATTGATCAAGACAAGCGGTCAAGATATTACTGATTTGAAGAAGGGCCGAAATCTCACTCTCAAGAAAATCGCGCACAAGGATCCACTCAAAACGCGATATGAGTGTTACCCAGACCTGGATAAGTCAGTGGCTGACGTTACTGATCTGAAGTTGATTGCCTTGGATCAGGTGGGTTATAACATGGAATACGATAAAATGTTAGACCTTCTTCATACTGGCCCTGCTAGTGGATACATTAGCTCTCTACCAGAGGCATCGGCTGCTAGATCTTTACCCAAATCTACCAGGTCTGTAACAGACCTTGAGGCGGATATGCGTAAAGAGCTGTCTCAATAATTTCTTACCACCAAAGAAGGGGTTCTATCTGTAGGGGCGGGGTAGAACCGCCTTCTTTTTTTATATAAGGTATATTTTATGACTTTTGATAGACAAAAAGCTCGTGATGAAGTACTCGCTAAACTGAATAAAGAATACGGTGATAACACTATAGGTATGTATAAAAACATGCCTAAGTTGGATATTCAGACAGTTCCTACAGGTTCTTTACGTTTGGACATTGCGTTAGGTGTGGGGGGTTTGCCACGAGGTCGTATCATTGAAATTTATGGTCCCTTTGCCAGTGGTAAAACCACACTAACACTACACGCCATAGCAGAAGTGCAAAAACTAGGAGGAGCAGCAGCGTTCATTGATGCTGAGCATGCTTTAGATCCTGTGTATGCCGGTGCCTTGGGTGTAGACATGGATAAGCTTTATTTGACCCAACCTATGAACGGTGAGCAAGCATTGAACACTGTGAAGGAGTTGGTGTTGTCTAATGGTTTTGACATAATTGTTGTTGATTCTATTGCTTCATTAGTTCCTAAAAAAGAACTGGATGGAGAAATAGGAGACCAGCACATGGGTCTCCAAGCTCGCATGTTGGGTCAGGCTATGCGAATATTGGCAGGGTCTGTGGCAAAGACTAAAACCACACTGGTGTTCATCAATCAGTTGCGTATGAAAATAGGAGTAATGTTTGGTTGTTTCAATTATAATACTAGAATATGTTTAGCTGACGGCACCACACAAAAGATTGGAAAAATTGTTAATAATAAGCTTGCAGCAGAAGTTTTATCAATGGATCCAGATACTGGTAGAATTTCAAACAAAAAAATAGTTAATTGGTTTAATAATGGTAATGCAGATCAATTTTTGCAATTTAAAGTAGAAAAGTGTGGTGGCAATGGTAGTTCTCAATTTGGTGTAACATCTAATCACGTTATTATGACTCCCAAGGGTTCTTCATTAGCAAAGAACTTACGAGTTAATGATGATGTTCTTATAAAGGCAGAAAAGTGGTTTACCCCCCTACAAAAAGAAGTAGCTGTAGGGTCCATTTTAGGAGATGGTAATTTAAAAAGATCTGGTAAAAATACTAAATTGAGAATAGGACACGGTAAAAAACAAATAGAATATGCTAAATGGAAATCTACTATTTTTAAGGATTTAATTTCTTATAGTGGTCCCAATTCTGTAGGTGGTTGGAATTTTGAACTTAAACCAACATATGATTGCACACCGTGGCATCTTGAATTATATAAAGATAGCGGCAGAGTGGTAACAGAGTCTTTTTTGTCTGAACTTTCTTTACTTTCTTTGGCTATTTGGTATCTTGATGATGGGTGTTTTTCTGGTTATTATACTAAATGGGGACATGGCAAAGTTGAGATTTCTGTTAAACAATATTGTGAGGCAGATAGACATAAACTAGCTAATTGCATTTCTAGATTGTTAGGAGAAGAAAATAAGCCAACAGTTACCACACGAGGTACACTGTTGTTTTCTGGAAATAGAACTGGCGCACTACATAAATCAATAGCTAAATTTGTACCACCATGTATGAATTATAAGTTACATCCTAAATATAGAAATATGTATGAATCTTTAGAGACTCAAGTTAATTTACAACCTAGTTGCCTTGCTGTTCCTGGTAAAATATTGGATATACATGTTAAACCAAAAACAAGGTCTATGAAGAAATTTGATTTAGAAATCGAAGATAATCATACATATTTAGTAGACGGAACTGTTGTGCATAATTCGCCAGAAACGACTCCTGGTGGAGAATCTCTGAAGTTTTATTCGTCTGTTAGAATTGATATTCGTAAAGCAGAACTTATAAAAAATGGGGATGAAGCCATTGGTGCTAAGACCAAATGTAAGGTAGTTAAAAATAAAGTAGCTTTACCGTTCACGCATTGTGAGTTTGATATTATTTTTGGTAAGGGCATAGATAAAGCAGGAGAGATTCTCGATACTGCTGTTGAGCTAGATATGATCGAAAAAGTTGGTGCGTGGTATAAACACAAAGGCGCCCAACTCGGTCAAGGCAGGGATAATACCATTGTTTATTTAAAGGAACATCCTGACCTGTTAACTTCTTTTGAAAAGCAAATTAGAACACATTTTAAGTTAGACTAATGAAGGACTCTGCTGAATTCATTGTATTTTCTGATTTGCATGCTCATAATTTCCCTTATAGAGCAAGGCGAGTACCTATACCTGGTTTTAAAGGATTGTATAACTCTAGGTTGGCAGACACTGTTGCTGTGTTAGATGAAATAGGCGACTATGCAGCAGTAAATAATGTACGTACTATATTATTTGGAGGAGATCTATTTCACAGACGCTCGTCCATAAGCACTGACGTTAGGCATGTTGTTGTTTCTAAACTAATAGAGTTAGCTGTGCGTAACCAGATATATATGATTACAGGTAATCATGATCTGGGGGATCGTAAAGGATATGTTCACAATCTGTGCGGGTTAGAACAACTAGAAAATATTCACGTATTTAATGATGTTGGTGTAGCACATCCTGGTTCTTTTAAACTTATATGTGTTCCGTACACAGATAATATACAAGAAGCTAAAGCCCGGCTGAAGCGTGCTGGTGAATTATGTACAGAGGGGAAGAATGCGCGGGAGCATGTTGTGTTGTTAGCGCATTTAGGCATGCAAGGCGCTACTGTAGGCAGTGACTACGTTTTGGTGGGTGATAGTGACATTCAGGTTTCTGACGTTCCTGTTGATGCTTTCTCAGCTTGTTTTTTTGGACACTTTCATGAGCATCAAGTACTTTTTAAAAATGGTTGGTTCATTGGGGCTACACATGAGCAGAACTGGAGCGACAGTGGTGGTAGTCGTGGTTTTCTTCATGTAAAAATAAAGAAAGATGGATATGTAGACATTAAACAAATACAAACTAAAGCACCAAAGTTTGTATTGTGTAAAGAAGGTACTAAGTTTCCCGCTATTAAAAGCAATGATTTTGTTAAATGTATTACAAAAAATGCTAGTAACAGTGTAAAACAACGACTAATGGAACAACTACAAGTAGATGATTTAGAAGTAGTAACAGAAGCCGAACAACAGGAAAACATTACTTTGAGTTTAGATAAATTAGATTCATCCTCTATGTTGAAGGCTTGGGTAAAAGCCAATGCTGTAGATGGTGTTTCTGAAAATACTTTAGTACAAAAGGGATTAGAACTTTTAGCACAAGTAGAAGGTTGAATATGTCAGACAAACCCATTACCACCACTCTTTTAGTAACTACAGGGCCTAAGCAAGTTGTCATAAACTCTAATATTGCCTTTACGGTAAAAGAGAGTGAAGGAATACATACTATACATGTATCAGACTTGATACAGGCGCTTGTTCTAAATGAAATGAAAAATCAAGAAAAGGCTGTTTTGGTTCCTGGTAAGTATAGGTTGACCCTAACAGCTGCCATATCGGATGTTACAGAAGACAGTAATGTTATTCCTTTTCCTAATGTGAGCCAAGAGGAAGATGAAGTTCCAACAACTAAAAGTGCATAACTTTGGTTCGATAAAGGAATTAGACATTCCTTTAGCTGATCGAGGTTTACAATTGATTTTGGGGCGTAATGAAGACGCTCCAAAGTCTTGTTCAAACGGATCGGGTAAGAGCACTCTATTAGACTCTTTCACTTGGGTTGTGTGGGGACAAACTGTTCGCGGAATGAAACACGACGATGTAGTCAATGAGACTATTAATAAAGACTGTATGGTAGAGCTGTATTTTGAAGAATCGGATATTACATATAAAATAGTTAGGTATAGAAAAAACACCAGTGATATTAATTACAAACCTAATGACTTAGTATTATTTGTTGGTGATGAGGACGTGTCTGGGGTGAGTGTTGAGGATACACAGCAAAGGGTTAATGAACTTCTTGGGCTCGATTTTGTGACGTTCTGTGCCATGATGCCAGGTGCTGGTGTCCGTGTGGCCTCCATGACTGATTTAGAGGTCAAGGAGCTTCTAGAAAAGCTCCTGCAAACAGAAGTGCTGGGTAAGGCACAAGAAATAACTAGAGACTTATATAAGCAAAACAACACAAAGTTACAGATTAATACTGATAAATTAAAGAGTATTACTGATGCTATAGTGGAACTTACCAACAGATTAAATTCACTACAAGTTGACCATGATTCATTTGAAGAGGTCAAGAAAAATAAGATAGAAGACATTAAACAACTGTTGAATGAATTAGAAACTGAACGAAGTGCTAATGGGGTTGTAATAAACAAAGCTGTTTCCGTATCCGAAAAATTGGATAAAGCACGGAGTAGATTAACTGATGCAGAAAAAGACATTAGTACTAGTACCAAGCGGCTGTATAGCTTAACCACAGACCACAACACAAAGGTTAGTTTTAAAAAAGCCTATAAAGATCAGCTGAATAGTGTCGAAGAAATAGGTGCACATTGCGATCTGTGTCAACAGTCTGTTGATAAATCTCATATAGATATGATTTCCACTAATATACTGAGTGCAATAAAAGACATTGAGAAAGAAATAATATTACTAGCGGATAGTGTTTCCGTTGAACAAGATAAGTTGAGTAAGTATGCTGCAATTAAAGAATTAGCTAAAAAAGATATAGATAGATTTTTAACTTTACAACAAGAAGCCATTTACGCAGAAAAAACAAACAAATCATTAATAAAGCAAATTTCACGGCATAACGAAGAAATAGAAAAGATCCTTAAAGAACAAAACCCACTAGAAAACCTGATAGAAGAAACAACAGGTTCTTTAACCACTAAACAAGCTGAACAGCAGGCGTGCGAAACACTGATCGATGAGTTATCTCAAGAAGATAAGCTATTAGCTTACTGGCTTGATGGTTTTGCTCCGTCTGGTTTGCGCAGTTTTATGTTAGACCATGTTACTCCTGTGTTAAATTCAGCAGCTAAAAAGTATGCCGATTTACTGACAGAAGGAGAAATGGCCATTAAATTCAATACCAAAGAAACTCTAAAGAATGGAAAAATAAAGGATAAGTTTAATATAGAAGTTACACAAGCGCATGGTGGATCTTCTTATCTTTCCAACTCGACAGGTGAACGGGCTCGTGCTAACTTGGTCATTGCGTTGGCGTTAGGCGACTTGGCTGCCCTTCGCGTAAACAAACGAATACCCTTTAGGTTCTTGGATGAGCCTTTTGAATCTGTGGATGAGTCTGGGACAGATGCTATTTTGAAGCTTCTTAATAACCAACAAGATTATTATGATTCTGTGTTCGTTATTACACACCAGGATCATTTCAAGCAGTTGTTCGATAATAAAGTAACTATAGTTAAAAAGAACGGTTTTAGTAGTTGGGAGGAGGAAGATAATGTCTAAAGAAACTATTCCCGTATATACCAATACTCAAACATTCTACATTCCAGGCAGTAGAGTGCAGACAGCCATATATGAAAGAGCTAAACGGCACCAAGATGAGATAGATCGTTGTTTACTTTGGATTACATCATATCTGGCCGATAAAGCAAGTGCCAAAAATGACACACCCTCCAAGTTGTGTTCTTCCGTTATGTTAGCACTAGGTGTTGGTAAAAATCTCACTAGTGATGCTTTGATGGTTAAAGCACAACTAGATAGGGCAATTTACTTAACCAATGAAGTAACAGACTTGTCCTTCATAGCTAAAAATATAGATTCACATGCTGTGTATGCTATCACTTTAGACGAAGCCAAAAGATATGGGTTACTATGAATATTGTAGGAATATCTGGAAAAACAGAATCCGGTAAGGATACCATAGCAGATCGGTTTGTTGATGAGCATAACTACGTTAAAATATCTTTGTCCGAACCTATAAAACTTTTGATGTCTAAAGTATTTTGTTTTTCAGACGATCAATTGCAGGGTTCTCAAAAACGCAAGAATGCACCGGATCGTAAATATGGTTTATGTGAAATACGATCGTCTAGCGTTTCATTTGGTCCCGATTGTGACTTGAAATCTGTACGTAGGGTTTGTGATGATGCCTGGGGTAAGGCCGCTGAAAATTTGTTGGTGTATGGTCCTGTGTGGCTTGCTGGTGTGCTAGAGTGTTCAAAAACACAGACTACATTTAAAGAGGGTATGCAAAGCTTGTGTAACTGGTTTGCTATATTGGGTCATAAGTTTCCCACAATGAGTCCCAGAATAGTTGCGCAGTCCTTGGGCACCGAGTGGGGACGTAATTCCATCCATAAAGATATCTGGATTGATTATCTCTTGAATAACCGAGTTAAGACATTACAAGAAACTAATCCAAATACTATTGGAGTAATCATACCAGACGTTCGTTTTGATAATGAACTTACTATTATTAAAGAAGTCAAAGGCAAGTTAATTAGAGTTCTTAGAACAAGCACAGATACCAAGGCTAGAAAAGTTGGCATACAAAATCATACCTCTGAAACAGACCAAGAACAGTTTTCAAACGAACTATTTGATGTTTTAATTAACAACAAAGGCACCTTAAAGGATTTATACGAGGTTGTGGATGTCACAGCAGTCGGTTTTGCAAACAGTGGGGTAATTCTATGAATACACGTATGACTTTAGCGCTCTCCGTCCAATGTATCTTCTTTGGTTTACTGTCATTGTTTGCACTAGGTGCATCTTATTTCAATGACATATCTCTTGTAGTTCCTGCAATATTTGCTGTTCTTAGTTTCGTGTTTGCCTATGTATTTTACAGGAGATATAAAACATACGTGGCTACTATGTTAAAAGTTGTAGGAACTAAAGAAAGTAGTACGCCTCCTCACCCTCTTTTGAAAAAGTAAAGGATATAGGTATATAAATGGATGAATCTCCTGAAGAACGTGCACAACGGGTATACTTATCCGAAATAATGAGACAACTTACAGAATCTGAAAGATTTAAGAGGTTCTTTAAAGTAAATTATGAAGTCCAGACTCACGTAAGTGAAGAAGACGGGGAGTTCCGTGTTGTTCTTATAGAGAGACCGCCTGAGTTGGCACAACAAATCCTAAGTGAGATGTTAGTTAATCACGCAAAGGAAAATATGCCGGCAGTTACTACAGCCAGTTTGGCTGATTTGAGTAAGATAGACAAGGCATTTAAAAAGAGTTAACCATGATTACTAATACCAAATTATCTGAAATAGTTGAGCTAGAGGGCTGGGAATACGTTCTAACAGAGCTAGATCCTGAAGAACTCGACGATATTGAACTAGGGGAGTTGTTGGCAGACGCACAGGATTCTTTTAGGATATTGAAGCGGTATGTTCCACTATCTAATGACAGCGCCGAGTACGATAGTGAATATAACTACGATGATGACCTAGCTGGAACTGGTTTGGAAGAACTTAACTTTGACACTGACGACGATTGAGTGGCTAAGGAAATTAAAATAGGAAGTTTGTATGGTGCGTGGTTGGTTCAAAAGAAGCTATCATATAAACAAGCTTATCAATGTTTATGCACTGCCTGTGGTCACGCAGTTAAAAATATTAGGGTTTATGATTTGATTTCTGGTAAGACGCGGCTTTGTAAAAGTTGTTCTGTTACAGCTTCTAAATCTTCTCATGGCATGTCGGAGTCTTCTGAATATAATTCTTGGGTGCACATGATCCAACGATGCCATAACGCACAGAACAAAGATTATGAGAATTATGGTGGTAGAGGGATAGAGGTGTGTGCTCTTTGGAGAAGTAGTTTTGAAGCGTTCTATATGATGGTAGGCCCAAAACCAACACCAGAGCATACAATAGAGCGCATTGACTACAACAAGGGGTATGAGTCTGGGAATGTTAAGTGGGCCACTAAGTTAGAACAATCCTTAAATAAACGGGATAATGTTAATTTGACCATAAATGGAGTTACTAAAGCTGTTTCTCAGTGGGCCATCGACAGTCCTGTGAGTTCCTTTACTATTTATAAACGGTTACATAGGGGATGGCTAGAAAAACACGGAGCTGAATACACTGTGTTTACACCGTCGTGTAAGGAAGATTCCAATGGCTAGAACTAGTCAGTGTCCTGATTGTGATAAATTTTATACTGAAATAGGGATAAAGTTACACAGGGGCAAAAAACGTTGTTTGCGAGTCAAGGCAGAAATCCCTATGGCTTTAGAGGTTAAACGAAGAAAAAAGGAACTTGAGTATAGTGGTAAAGAGACAATATATAAAAATGTAGCAGATGCTTTGGAACGTCGGGGTTTGGGGCCTGTGTGTGGCTTAGAGATTGCGCTTACCAGATTTATAGACGGGCAAGGTTTGGTAGACTCTATCGTGGCTAAAGAGTATTGGATTCACAGTTGGGTGCGGGCGTTATGGGTGAAGCATAGTGGTTTCACTCCAGTTTTCTATCAAAAACTGGAACCTTTATATAATATGTCACCGGAAGACTTGCAAAATGCGGTCGGTATGCTTATGCTACAGTCCATGAGGGACACATGATTAAGGGGTATGCATACGCACATGATGATGCTGTGTCTTCGGCTGTTGGAGAATAGAATCTGAAGAAGAACTTGGTATTAAGTTACTGAGAAAGACTTTTGGTAAACAAAAAAATGCAAACTCCTAAGAAACGAAAAAACGGTAAGAATAAAGGAAACAGAGCTGAACGCGAAGTAGCAGCCCTAGTATCTAAGTGGTGGGGTTCTGATTTTGCCCGTACACCGTCTTCAGGTGGGTTTAGAACCAAGAAGTTTAGGGAAGACTGGCATGCTGAAGGTGATTTGGTAACGGCAGATGAAACTTTTCCATTTTCTGTTGAATGTAAATGGCAAGAAGGATGGACCCTAGACCAGCTTCTCACGTCCAATAAAGGTTGTGTTTGGGATTGGTGGAAGCAAACGAAAGGACAAACACCAAAAGATAAACACCCCCTTCTTATATTTAAACGTAATAATATGCCTAGATATTATATGATGGAATCAAAATGTGAATTAAATGCTAAACAAATGGATTTTCTTACTGATAGTTGTTTGTGTGTGCCTGTACCTCAAAACTATCCTGAAGTTGTTTATGTAGGTTTGCTGGATACTCTCATTGCACGAGGAAAAGAGTTATGGCTGACAAAGACAGACCAACCAGACCAATAAAAGCAATCCCACCCTTGCCAAAGTGCCCGGAGTGTGGCAAGATTTTTTTGATTTGTAAATGTACACAAATAGACTTAAGTAAATAATATGTCATTAAAGGGGCGCACTAGATTTACTGTAGCTGGGATACATCCTTTGTTATCCCTGGTGCGTGATCATTTTATTCATAAAGGCTTGGCTTTAGTACCTTGGGACGAAGAACCAGATTTTGCTCTTATAGGAGCACAAATTGACACAGGAGAGCACCCTCCTCTGGCACAACTGGAGCTTCAAAAAATGCAGGTCAAAGACACACCCGTGTTTTTGTTGTCATCTGACAACCTGTTTGAACAGGGTACATTTAAGACTGATGCTACTATTTTTGGATATAAATATAAAAATTCAAGTAAATCTTTATATGCTGTGCTCGCCGAGCATGTCTTTTTGGCACGAGATAAAGGAAAAACTATTGTTATTAGGCCCTTCAATGTGTACGGTCCTGATGTATCCAAAAGCGATATCAATGATTACATAACTAATGCACGGCGAAATGAGTGTATAAATTTACACACTCGTGGTCCTACTTCTTATTTATTTCAAGATGATTTTTTAAATGCAATAGATAAGTTATTAGCCAGGTTTTTAACAGGAACTGAGGGTGAATATAACATAGGATCTTCCGACACAATAGATTCTGTACGTTTGGGTACACTCATTTGGAACATTATTTGCGGTGACGTAGATCCCAAGGTATATGCAGAATTATGCAGTGTCGTGCACCAGCCAGATTTTAGTAAAGTTACACAAGTCGCGGGATGGAAATCTAAAATAAACGTACACACGGGCATATTGCACATGTTAGCTAGTGGGAACACGGGGTATTAAATAAATGTTGCCAGATAATATAGAGGAATGGCTGGACGGCCAATATAATCGTGAGTTGTCCATAACTCGAACTTTGGATAAAAAGTATGTTGTTTCTGTGTATGAAGAACCTCGTAGTTTTTATGCTAATATAGGTATTGGTGTAGATGAAGATTTATATATAGCATTTTCTTCCGCTTTTGACGATTTGTGTAGGCAACGCTGCGGTGGAATATGACCAAGATATTAATGATATCTGATACCCATACTAGACATCAACAAATCCAAGGTATGGAAAAAGCGGATGTATTAATACACGCCGGGGATATTACTTTTAACGGAGAGTATGAAAAACTGTCTGAATTTAATGAATGGTTGTTTAGTTTAGGGGATAAATTTGATGGTGGTTTTGTACACAAAATAGTAATACCCGGCAACCATGATTTGACCTTTGAAAGTGACTGGGAAACTGCTTCATCATTAATTTCTGAAGCAGATGTTTTAAATCAGTGCACTGTAGAGGTGGGTGGTTTGGCAATATATGGAGAACCACGACAGCCTGAGTTCTGCGATTGGGCATTTAATGTACCTAGACACAATATGAAAGCTGTGTGGGATAAAGTTCCTATTAATACCAATATTTTAGTTACCCACGGGCCTCCTTTTGGGTTAGGGGATATGACCGACCGGGGAGAGCAGGTAGGTTGTGTATATCAAAGAGAGTGGATAGAAAAACACCAACCAGCTCTTGTGGTGTGTGGTCATATACACGAGGGACACGGCATTTATATGTGTGGTAGGACTGTAGTGGTCAACGCATCTATTTGTGACGAAAGGTATAACCCTACTAATAGACCCGTTGTGTTTACTATTTGATTGTGCTAAAATAACTTGGATGTCTGTTGTACATTCGGTATATTCTAAAATACCTGTATCAGAGCCTACCAAAGCTTGGTTCGTAAGAGAATTCAAGTCTACTTCTTTTATTTTCGGCCCTATATCACTATATTCGGCCGATCGAGAAGCACGACGAATAAGTAAAAGTAATACTTCCGGCTTGTCGGAGGTTGTCACTTTTGAAAATGGTGTCCTGTTTGTCGTTGCTACATATTTAAGAGGTAAAAAGAGATATAAAGGGCTTAGATCTAATCAAGCTGCTCTTTATAATTTACCTCCCACATTGTGAGTTAAAAAAACTGTTTGTATGGCAAATAATGCTAATACCACAACTGCTACAAATGCAGTTAACGTAGACGATGACAGAGAGTTCACGTCTGAAGATATTACTGATGACGTGGAGGACGGTGGTCGCTCTAGTTTCGTAGCTAGGCTAGACCACAAGCATGCCCACGGCAAGCGAAAAGGAGGCCCTCTCCACGCTCTTGCTACTCCAGCGGCTGCTGGCTTCATGTCACCTGCTGATAAAGCAAAATTAAATAGTCTTTCTACAAGTCCTTCTTCTACTAGTGCTCTTGATTGGAAAGACTCTGTACGGGTAGCGACAACTGCAAATATTACACTTTCTGGTTTACAGACCATTGATAATAAACCTGTAGTTGCATTAGAAAGAGTTCTTGTCAAAAATCAGATAGATGGTGAAGATAACGGAATATATGTAGTATCTTCAGGAGCTTGGTCCCGTTCTACTGACGCTAATACTTCGACCCTAGTTACAGCAGGCTTGGCAGTCGCAGTTGAAGAAGGGGATACTTACGACGATTCTATATTCATACTCAGTACAGCTAATCCAATAACACTTGATACTACACCACTTGTTTTTACACAGTTCTTTAGTAGCCCACTAGCCACAACAACACCAGCAGATGTTGATGCTGCCTTGGCTGCGGTCGGTACTGGGCTCACTGCTGCCAGAGCAGACCATAAGCATGATATTGTTACAGGAAGTCCTGTAGAAATTTCTGATTCTACCAATTCAGATGGAACTTCTACAGGGGTGCCTCTTGCAGACCACGTACACGCCCACGGTAATCGTGGTGGTGGAACATTGCACGCAGCAGCTACGACACTTGTTAATGGTTTCATGTCGTCCGCGGATAAGACTAAATTGGACGGTCTTCCTTCTGCAATCGTCGGTTCTATCCTGCAGTGGGGGGATAGTTCAGTGGGGGCCTCTGTAACAATTAGGTATTTAACTCCTGGGTATGATGCAGGCACTGCACTAATAGCTCCTGTTCAATGGAGAATTTTGTCAGCGTGTACTTTGCAAAAATTACGCATTCGTCACAATACGACCGCTGGAAATGGTAATTCTGTCATTTACACAGTACGTAAAAATGGAGTTGCTACAGCACTGACTGCGAGCATAGCTAGTACTGCTGCTGATGCTAGTAATTTAGTAAATACTGTTTCTTTTGCAGTGGGCGATTTAATCGATATTGAAGTAACAAAAGCATTATCAGTAGGTACTAGTCCGTCTAATGTGATGGCCTCGCTGGAAATGGTAGGCTAAAATGGCCGTTTTTAGATACAAATTTGATGCTGTAAGCGGTCCTGAAGTAGCTAAACGAGTTCCAGGCGCGATTGTGCTTGGTCCAAATGCTCCTGCTTTGTTTGTAGATCTTACAGCTCCGGTAGCAAGTAAACCTGATTTAGACGAAGTGATGGCTTTTTACGGCTATACCTTTGAATCTCAAGATCCAACAACAACACCAGAGGAAGAAGCATCTGCGGAATTGCCAGCGCATGCTGCTAAACATTTGCCTAGCGGATCAGATCCTCTTGCAACTGCAGCAGCGGTTGAGCTGACTGATTCTACAAATGCCGAAGGTGCTGCTCAAAGCTTTGCACGTAGCAATCATACCCATGCTCACGGTAATAGAGGCGGGGGCGCACTACACGCTGCAGTAACCACGTTAATCAATGGTTTCATGTCAGCTGCTGATAAGACTAAATTGGATGGTCTTTCTGGCAGCGGGATCACCGAAGCCCAGCACGAGGTGCTCGACACCCTGGTCCACGATCTCTCCGAGACATCGTACCTGGAGGTCACGCGGACAAGCGGGCAGGTTTCGGATGTTACGGTCTGGACCGACTCCGGCAAAACCATCAAGGTTCGAGAGGCCCTGGTCACGAGAAGCGCTGGGCAGGCGTCGGTCGTCGTAGAAAAGCAATATAACGGAGCTGGAACGCTTGTGCAGACGCTCGCGCATACGATCACTAGAAGCGCTGGCCAAGTCGCCAGCATCGCCACGGTGGAGACCTAAGTGGGCGCATTCACCGTTGTCGAAGGCGATGTAGTCATCCGCGATTCGAGCGGCAACCCAGTCGGGGT